GAAGGACAGTAAGCCAGCCGTATTTGGGCATCAAATGACATTTAAATCCGATGTTGTTAAGGGTATTACTGATGCTATCAAAAGAACAGCAAACTCACCTGAGATTATTCGACAGGTAGACCGAGCAATAGAAGACAATGTTGGCTTGTTTACTGGTCGTCAAGTGTTTGAAACCCTGTCTAATATCGCTGGTAGTGCCGAAGAACTACGGAGAGTTATGAGGCGCAATAATTATTCTACTATAACAGTAGATGGTGAGACTGTTCTTGTCAGTCCAAAGAATGTTCGCAGTGTCGATAGTCCAGAGTTGTTACACGCTAAACCATTGTTGGGCGAGAAAGAAATAGGATCAGGACTTAATAGCTTTATCATGTCTGAGGCTCGTGTTGCAACTGATGGTGGTGAGGATGCAGTTAAGAGAGCCGCCCATGTTTTAGAACAAGGCGGTGCTGATCCAAACTTCCTAAAAGCGACTATGAATATGCGTCGTGGTAAGAGTTTAAAAACTGGTGAGGTTGAAGCGGTACGCACAGCTTTAACAACTGACACTCAATCAGGGATCATACGTCGATCAGGCATGAACTATGTTGCCGATTTTGCTGAACCCGCTGATGGTAGTGGCGGTCACTATGAACGTATTCACGGCAAGATGGCTCGTATCCTTCAACCAATGACAAGAGCGTTAAGTGCCTTACCAGATAGTAAAAATCCTATGGGGCGTTGGTTCGATGCTGGTCTAAAACAAATGTACGACACCACAGCGGAAGCCCTATCTCGTAGGTTTGGAAATTCAGAAAGTAACTTATTTGGTTTTAACCCAACTCGTGCCGAGGCACAGCCAAAATCACATCAACGTATTGTAACTGCGTTGCGAAATGAAACCGCTGTCAACAAACTCAAACCGAGTGAGAAGAAAGTTTTTACTATGCTCCGTGGATACCTAGATGAAGTAAGATCTAGGCTTGCACAAGCTGGTGAAGACGTTGGTGTGATTGTTGATAATTATTTTCCACAAGTTTACCGAGTGGATTTAATCAATGCACGTCGTCCTGAGTTTGAAAGTATGCTTGCTGATTTCTTTATAGCAGAAGACGTGAACCGTCATGGCGGTAACGCAATGCTCAAGAAAAGAGAAGCTTTAGAGAAAGCAAAAAAAATTACCAAACAAATTGTTGACGAAGACGGGGGTGTAAATCTACCACGAAGTAAAGTCTTCAACGATGGTGGTGGTAATGAAGACTTTCTGAAACAGCGTATGCTAAGACTTGACCAATACCCTGAGTTCTTAGACCCGACCAATCAGAAAAAGTTTCTTGGTGGTTTTTTAGAAAACGACTTAATGGTTGTGATGTCGAAATACACAGAAAATGTTGAAAGACGTTTAGATATATCTGAAAGGTTCGGTCCACAAGGTCACGCCTTAAACGATTATATGGCAATCATTCGTAATCGGCATGATGCTGTTGCTAGGCTTCTATCAAGTGACAAGATACTCAAGTCAGACTACCATGTTCTCTCGTCTGGTAACGAACCAGATCTAACTGGTGCAGCCGTATTTAAACAAACGGGCAACTCTGCATTGTTTAAAGCTCCGTTTGCTACAAAGAAAAATGCAGACTTCTTTACTGATGAACTTGTACGCAAAGCTGCCAGTGGTGCAAACAAGGACGACATGGTTAGAGACATCATGGATCTAATGGCCCCGACACCAGACAGCGATGAATTTAGCGATCAGATGCGGAAGAACTTTCGTAAACGTGCCGAGGCTATTGCGAATGCTTTGGAAGACACTCGTGGATTTACTAAGTTTCCAAGTGAAGCGAATGCTAAACATGCGGAGAACTACATTGATTTGTTGATGAATAAACCAAACGGTTCTGAAGCATGGCGTAAGGCTTCCTCTGCATTGCGAATGGTCAACGGTGTAACTCTACTTTCTTTCACAACTCTGACATCGCTTGGTGATTTAGTTCTACCACTAATCAGATCAGGTAACTTCAAAGCATGGACTTCAGCATTGAAGAACTTTGCTTCCGATCCTGTTTCTGGTTCTGCTTACCGAGACATGATTAGAAACGTTGGCGTTGCAGTAGAGAATACAGTGCATCAACGAATGTCTAACTCTTATGGGATCGACGCTAACCGTTTTACTACTGGCTTTTTCACAGCAACGGGGCTAACTCCCTGGACCGACATGATGCGTGAGATAGCTGGTTCTACAGCCTTTGAACATTTCAAAGCTAGTGCGCGGATTGCTATTGAAAATCCAAACACTCGCCAAGGCCGACTAGCTAAAAGAGCATTGGATGAATTTGGACTACAAGAGTTGTATCAGAAGGGTGCGCCCCACATCGACATGATCATGCGTTCTGGTGGTACACAAGCTCAACATCCTATGTATGAAAAAGTATCAACAGGCATGATCAAGTTTGCAAACGAAAGTATCTTTACGCCAAACAAAAATGATCTACCACAATGGGCAACAACACCAGCGGGTCAGTTAATTTTCCAACTCAAGTCTTTCCCTCTCAAGATGCTACGTCTTGGTAGGTATTCTTTCTCTGAAGCTTTACGCAAAGATGATCCTAACTTTGCACCAGCACTACTATATATGACCGCTGGCCCAGCGATGGGTTTTACAGCCGCCAATGTGAAAGACGTTGTTCAGATGCGAGGCGGTGAGGACAACCGTGAAGCTGAATTTAGAGATCGTAAGTTATCCAAGACTGTTACGCCACTTGAAGGAATGCTTAATGACAATGCAGACAAAGCTTTGGGCTGGTATTGGGATGGCTTTATGACAATGGGTGGTTTGGGTATCCTTGGTGAACTTATGTACGACACAGTTAATCAAGCCGACAACGGAGCCTATGGTCAGGTTCGGGTTGCTCAAACATTTGCTGGTCCGACATCTGGATTGTTCTTCGATGCTCTCACTGTTCTTGGTGGTGGTATGTCTGCTACTGGTGACGTGATTAGTGGCGAAGGAACTAACGGCAAAGAACGTGCAGCGGTTAGGGCAATCCTAAGTCGCTTGCCTGTTGCTGGTCAAATGTCTGGTGTCCGAGAAAAAGGTGTTGACTTATTAGCTGGTGAGAAGGGTGCAAGGGGATAAGCTAGTAGAGCGTCGAGGTAAGTACGTGCTATATCGTGATGGTCGTGTTCTGATCATCACTAGAAGCAAAACCATTGCGCTTCATGCTCAAAAAATACCCCGCAAAAAGCGGGGTAAGTATGGAGAAAAAATGATACCATAATGGTATTAGTTATTTCGGTAGTGTCGTCCCTTTAATTGCGCATTCATACGCAAGGCCAGCATACCCAACCTTGTCAGAGTAGCTATCTATCTTGTCAGGTGATCTACACGCCCGACAAGTCTTTAGCCAATCCATCATTAGACATACGTGAAACGGTAACAGCCGCCCGTGCTTATCCATCGCTATAGTTATTATAACATTCCAGCCAGAAACTATGTCCCTCATATTATCAATAGCCTCGCCGTACTCTTCATGGCGATCACCAGATATAAGCTCTTGACCTTTCTCTATCGGTTCGTCTGCTAATCGTTTACCCATTTGGTAGGCTCCCTATAACCGTACTTGATCAAATCAACATTTTGTTCAACAGCTTTAACTTCTAGCTCCATCAATGTTTCTTTGACGTGTTTAAGTTTCATCCTTGCTTTGTGTAGATCATCATAGTTGTCACCATCCTTTTCGAGTTGGACAATACGATCACCTATGCTTTCTATCTCTGCCTTTTTTCTTATAATATCTTTTTGGGTGTCCGTAATTTCATCCCAAGGAACGTCTGCCTTTTTCATATTCTTGATACCATTTTAAATTGTTCATACTTATCGCATGGTTCTAGTTCTTCTTTGCCTGTTAATTTGCAACTGAAACCACCATTATTATTTGGTTTGGAATTTTGACAATAGCGACATGCTGGGGATAGCTTTGGCTGCTCCCAACAAGAAGTCCTTTTAAAACACATCTTACACCGCCAATCCTCGGGGTAAGAAGCTATCCTTCCAGCATGTCCATCAAGCGCAGCTTGAATGTTATTATAGATTTCGTCCCATTCGGATTGGTCGAAGTGGACAATCTCTGCATGGTACTTAGAGTTATTTTTACAGTAACTAACAAACAAACTACGCTCAATTCCAAACATCGCCATCATCATCATCATCTGACAATAATACTTTTTGTGCGAAGACTTCACACCATACGAAACAAACTTGTTATAGTTCGCCTCATTCATTGTTTTAATTTCGAGGATAGCGGGTGGAGAGCCATCCTCGAAATCAACTAGTCCATCTGAGTGACAGACTATATGACCACCCAACCAAGACCGTGAGTGCTGCCTACCAGTAAGACTGTCCTTTTCGTATACACGAAGGTCGGCCATTTTTTTAAGGTCACGCACTATTTGGTCTTCAAGTCTATGCCCTTCCCGAAATATACGTTGAAGCTGTGGATCAACACCGTCATTCGGAAAACCCCTTAACGATAGCTGAAGACGTGCCACGCAATCGTGACCACTAGAAGCCCCGATATAACAACGGACTTCTTCTTTCCGCTGTTTTACTGCCTCAGTAAATCCAGCGTCTATCGCCTCTATTATTTCAAGAGCTTTAGGGTCAACAGGGTGGTTCATCCAAATGGAATTTCGTCGTCCAGTTCAGAACCACTAAAGTCTGATGATGTTACCTCGTTCAAGTTGGCTGATTTTTCTGTACTCTTTACACTCAATTGTGTGTCCTTCTTTCCCTTCCAAATATTAATCTTAACTGGTTTACCAGTGTAATAGCCAACGTCGGGTGGGTTACTACCCTGATAACCTATAGCGTTAAGAAGAGACTTTAGTTCTTGAAGGGCAATATCTTTTGTTATTACGTTATCATGCCCAAACAATATCCATTGTTTGCGAGAGCCTTTATCATTCTTATAATTAACTTCAAGCTGGTCATGCCCCTTGGATGTTTTTGTTACTCTCGCCCCTTCGATCATAACCTCGTGTTCCCCACGATCTAGTAAGCTAGACCTTGGTGCTTCGGAAACTTTAACGTTTGATAAATCTAAATCTAAATAACTCATGCTGCTTTTCCTTGTCTCTTTGTGTTTTCAAATTCTTCATTGTTCATCACCAATCTCTGAACCAGTGACGCTACATTCGTACCTTCCTCTGCAACTCGAATGCGGTTGTGGCAATCTCTTGTTTTGCCATGCCATCCCGATATATTTCCTGTCAGTGTGTAGCGGGACATTTTAATTTTTGATTTACCTTCAGCATTTTTCACTGTCTCAGATTTATTGATAAGTGCTGCCACTACGTCAAAGGTTCCACAAAAAGCTTCCACTTTAGACTTTTGATGAAGCATAGGCCAATAGTTTGCCATGCCATTTTCATCTTTACTCTCCGTCGCAAGGGCGGTGCAAACCACATGGATAGGTAGGTCACGAAGGTCATTGATCATCGGGTCAATCTTTTGAGTATACAACTCGTATTTCTTGAACCCGTCTTTTGGATTGTCATTATCAAGTGTGGCTTCAGTAAAAGCGCGACGACTTAATTCTGTAAAGCTATCAATCGCAATCCATTTGTAACCAGCATTTTTAAATTCGTCTGAAGTTACATAACCCATAAGGTCTTTGAAACTGTAACCCCCTGGATGTTTGGACTGATCTACTGGATGGTCAAAGCTATAGAACGGAAGGTAGTCAATATTTCTATCTGCAACGGAAGCTAGTCCACCTTCACCTGAGAGGATCAGACCCTTGCCAAATGTGTCTTCAAAATGTCCAAGTGCTGTTGTCTTACCAGCACCCGCATGACCATAGATCAAAACGTTTAAGTGAAGGTTGTTTACATCACTTGTAGTAAAAGGTTTAATTTTCATGTTTTCATTACTTTCACAGTGGTCGTGCCGCGTTTAATAGTAAGAGCCTTACTGAGTTGTGATTTAACCGTAACGTCTGCGGCATCGAAAAGACGTTTGGAAACTGTAAAATTTGTACTGATACATTCGGGCAAGTTACCTTCGCTAAACATTTCTGTTAGCATTGACTTGTCCCAATCGTATTTGATTGGCGTGGTTATTTTTAATCGTCCTTCGTCTTCAAAAGGAATTTCTATTTCGCAATCGTCTTCAGTAAACTCTGCTAGTATTTGCTCACGCAAATATTCTAGTGTTACTTTTATTCTCTCTAGTTCTAGTTGGTTTGTTCTATAGTCAGATGCGTACTGATCTAATCTTTCTTGCCGAGACTTTTTATGAAGAGGTATGTTCTCGTAACTATTTTCAGTGTTCATAATTTTAACCATTGCGTAAGACGTGTTAGACGTGTTAGTAACACAACCGTTACACCAATACAATAGGAATAATTTATGCACTTTAACATTCAAAAATTACTGAATGACTTGGGGGGTGCTAGTACGGTTGCAAAGCAAATAAGCATTGGTCGTACAGTCCCTTACGGTTGGGTGCGTCGGTCGTTCATTGGTTCACATCACTTATCAAAAATTAAAGAAGCTAACCCTGAGTTAGATATTAACGATTACTTTGAATTAGAGGACAATCATGGCGCAACAAATACTGGAAGCAGCACTTGAATATTTA